CGAGTAGATCGCGGCCGCGGTCTCCTGCAGCAGCAGTTGCACACGCCCCGGAAACGTGAACCGACGGTCCTTGACGCGATAGGTCTTCAGCTCCTGGCCGAAGATCCCCACGCTTAGGCGCACGGTATCGCCTGGTTGCAGGCGCGCCGCCGCGTCCTTGAACCAGGCGCTCAGCCCCACGGACTGGCGCGAGAGATGCAGGATCAGTTTCGCGAGGCGCTGCGCCCGAAAAATATCGTCGGTGAGCGGCAGAACGATGTCCTGGAAGATGGTCTCGCCACCGTCCTCGGCGACGTACACCGGCGAGACGTAGGGCGCGAACTCGACCTCCTGGTACCCGCGCAACGGATCGATGATCTTGCCGCGCACCGCGTTGAAGATGTCACGAGTTGGAGTCTCGGTGACAAGCTCGATCGGGCCGTCGGCGAGATCGTCGTCGGTGAGATCCATCACCGGCGCGGAGTACGCCCCGGCGTTGATGTGCCACTCCCCACCGGAGTACACCGCGCTGCCCGCCATGGAGGTTGCGATCGCGCCGAGGTTCTCGAGCCGGTTGTCCGCAGTGGAGAGCACGCCGTTGCAGGTGTAGCGTGGCTGCGTTAGGTCGCCGAGCGAAACCGCCTCGTCGCAGACGTTGGCCGATGCGATGGCGCGGGCGGCGTTGACGTAGCCGGGTGTCTCGCCCAGGCCCAGCGGATCGACGATGTAATCGCGCGAGCACAGGGAGCTGTTCATGCTCCAGGCCGTCGTGCTGGTGCGCGGATCATAGAGGCGCTTGCCGCGAACGATCGCGGTGATCTCCGGCAGGCCGGATGGAAAGAGCGCGTCGTCGTACTGGATCGTGATGTGCAGCCGCGGTACGCCCTTGCCGAGGTGCGTAGCTTTCCAGATGCCTGGCGCGAGCGCCTCGAGCTCGGTGTCGCGTTCACCGGCGGTGGTCCCGAGGAACTTTTTCACCCGCACGTAGGCGGCGCCTGTCGAGCGGGTGTAGGTCACCGTCGCGTAGCGCCCCTCTGTCAGGGCGCCGTTCCACGTCGCAGGCAGCGTGATCACGTTCCCGGCGACGGTAATGGATCCACTCGGGATGTAATCGTAGACGCCGTCTCCCAGCGACAGCGCCACGGATTGGATCGACGATGGCGCATAGGTGAGCGTGATCTGTCGTGAGCCCGGCACGTAGGCCGAATCGCCCGCTGGCTCTGAGCCGCCTCGGTAGTACTTGCCGCCGGTCACGTAGCCATTGGCGTCCAGCGGGCCGATCGACTCGTCGCCGAACCAGATGTCCTCGATCGCATCGATCTCATGGCCGGCGAGCGCGAACTGCAGGTGCATGAATTCGCTGTAGTCGCCCGACATGATGGGCTTGCGGATGAACACCACGCCCACCCTCGCGCGCCCATAGACGATGGTGCGCGCGGCCACCGCGGAACGGATCGTGAGCGTGCGATCCGAGAGGCTCGCCTCCCAGGCCTCGCGAGCTTTGCGCTTGGCGCGCTTGGCCTGCTGCACGCCATTGACGATGAGCGCCGTGGTGATGATGGCCTTGACGATCGTGGCGGCCGAAAGAGCCGACACCCACGCAAAGATCGCCGCTGGCAACCCGGGCACGTCAGATCCTCCAGGCCATGAGCGCGTGCTCCATCGACGCCATGACGATGCCGCCCTCGAGCCCGGGCGCGGCGAACTCCGCGCCGATGCAGATACCCAGGCCATCGCGTCCGGTGAGGTCGTGCAGCACCAGGTCGCCGCGTTGCGCGAGCGCGCGGCTGATGGGCGCGCCAAGGCGCCGCTCAGTGATCAGGCGCAGACCTCCGAGACTCGCGATGAGGCGCACCGCCGCGATCTCGTCGCTCCACTGCCCCCGCAGATCCTCGATCGGATCGACGCCGGAGGCCTCGATGATCCAGTCTGCAGCCATCGTCACGCAGTCATGCGAGCCCCAGGCGAACGCGCGCTCGCGGCGCGCATCGAGGAACGTCGCGAGACGCTCCGGCCAATCCTCCCGCCTAGCCATGAGCCTTGAACCATTCCTTGTTCGGCCACACCACCACCATCTCCGCGGTCTCGTGGATGCCGTCGAAAATGGTGTCGCCGGGGTAGTAGAGCTGCTGGTCCTCGTTGCTGTAGCGGCGCTCCTTCGGGCGCGCGAAGTCCGCGAGCGCGGAGACCACGTTGACCTGGACGGTGGCTTCGGGCGCCTCGATGCGGATGGCTGGCTCGTCGAGCTTGCCGCGAAACTCGATGGGTGGTGTGCCGATGGGGTCGAGCGTCGCGCCCAGCGGCGCAAACCATAGCGTGCACAGACGCCCACGCACTTTTTCCGAGAGCAGCAGCGCGATGAGCGCATCGGACGTGCCCGCGAGCTGTAGCGGCACCGTGGTGGCGATCAGCTCTTCGGTCTCGCGGATCTCGCCGATTGACACGACGCCGCCGGCGCCGATCCATGAGAATCCATTCCAAGTCGTGTCGGCGCCGCCGGTCCAGTAGCGCTGCGTACCGGACGCGAAGTCCAACTGGATGTACATCGCGATCGGCGTGTCGCCGGCGAACGCGGCCGCGGCCGAGGGGTCGTAGGTTTTCATCGCTCGACCAAGTCGACCGTGAAACCAGGGGACGGACCGTATGAATACGGGATCTCGATAGGCGCGACGCAGCGGAACTCCACGGTTGGCCGGCTCCATGCCACGGCCGAGCCGGAGGCCACTGCCGCTCGAAGCTTCGGCGCGACGGAGACCGCCATCGCGCCGGCGCCGTCGGCGCTGGCGTTCGCGGTGACCTGTAGCCATTGGCTCGCCACGCCGATCATGTCGCCTGCATAGAGCGTCGCGCCGGCGGTGGTTGAGATCGAGAGCGATGTGGCGCCCTTGGCCGCGGCGGCGCCCAGTGTCGGCGAGCCGCGCATCGTGCCGCGCGGAACGGGCCGCGCAAAGTGCCATAGGCGCACGGTGTTCGCGAGACCGACCGAATTCCAGAACGCTTCGCGCGACGCTTGATCATCGACCGCATCGCCGCGCGCGACCCAATCGAAGTCGAGCTGCATGCGCCACTTGTCTCCCACCAGGTCGCGCACCGTGCTCTGCTGCGTGAGCGGCGAGGTGACCACCAGCACGTTAGGCGCGATCCAAACCTTGCACGAAGCGGGAAGAAACAGATCCGACACCGGATAGTCGTAGGCCGCCATGTCAAGTTCCGGTGAAAGCGTAGTCGCCGGATTGATTGGCCTGGCGAATCGAGGCGATCGTCTGCTGACGGATGCGTTCCGCCCACGCAGCCATCTCGGCGCGATTCACGTTCGCACCGAAATGGAAGGTCTGATTGATCTCGACGCCCCCGCTAGAGCGGCCGATAGCAGCTTCGGCCGCCGTCTGCACGCGCTCGCCCACGTGCAGCCGCGCGAGATAGCCGTCATAGGGAACGTAGTCCAATCCCGCCGCGTGAGTCGGGATCAGCGTGCCGATTGCTTTGAGTCCTTCGCCAAGCCATCCTCCGACCTCACCGGTCTTGGCAAAATCTCCGAACATCGCACGGGCAAGGTCCGCCGCGAGCGCTTCTGCCGCCATGCGCTTGAGCATGTTGCCGAAGCTCTTGCCAATGTTCTCGAAGTGACCATCGAGCACATCGTAGAGGTTGTCGCCGAGCTCATCCTGGATGTTTCGCGCAGCCTCCTTTGTCCATTCGTCGATCTCGCCAAATGCCTTGGCCGCCTTTTCAAGCCCGGGCTTCACCGTCGCATCCTGCATACGATCCTGCACCTCGAACTCGGCGGCAATGCCTTGTTCTTTGGTGAGGTCGCCTGACGCGACGAGATCGCGAATCTCCTGAAGCTGGCGGACGTACTCGCGCGTAGGATCGATGACATCCTTCCAGGCCGATGCAGCCTTCTCCAGGCGGTCGGCCTCGCGATCCAGCGCCGCGGAGATCGCAGCGTCGAGCGCCTCGACATCCTTCTGGTAGCGCTCGAAATCCCGTTGGATCGCGGCGTCGATGAGCGAACGCATCTCCTCTTCTCGGCGCTTTGCCGCGTCCGCGGCTGGATCCGTCGCCGGCTTGAGCTTCGGCGGCGCTTTCTGCGGCGCGCCGAACTCGGAGTAATCGATGGTCAGCTCTGTGCCCGCGGTCTCACGCGAGAGGAAGCGGTCCTTGAGCTTGAGGAGCTTGAGTAGCTGCGCCTCGAGATCCTTGAGGTTCTCGGTGCCGAAGAACCCTGTCCACTTTCCGGACCTCGCATCCGCGATCCGCCGCTGGACGTCGGCGATCTGTTCGTCCACCGTGCGAAGGCCCTTGAGGTTCGCCGCCACATCGATCGCGTCGATGAAACCCAGCCCCTCCCGGCGCGCGTCCAGAAACCGTTGGGTGATTTCGGTCACCTGCGGGATGAGTCCCTGCAGGAGTTCCATCTTCAGGCCGCGCGCGGCCTCCGAGAGCCGCGTGAGATTGTCATTGAATTCCTCGGCCGCCTTGGCTGCCTTCTCGTCGAAGACGATTCCAAGTGCGCGCGCCTCGTTCGCCATATCGGCCAGGCCAGCGCGACCGCTGTTGAGCAACGGGATGAGCTTGGCGCCCGCGCGCCCGAAGATCTCGACCGCATATGCGGTCTTGGTCGAACCGTCCTCGAACTCGCTGAAGCGCTGCGCGATGTCCTTCAGGACCTCTTCGGCAGGCCGTAGCGTGCCATCGGTGTTCTTGACCTTCACGCCCAGCGATTCGAAGATTGCCGCCGCCTCCTTGCCGCCCTGGGCGACGTCGGCCATCTTGGAAGTCAGGCGCGTGATTCCGGCTGCCAGGTCCTCGGTTGAAACATCCGAGAGCTTCGCGGCGTAATCAAGCTCGGTGAGCGATTCGACGCCCACGCCCAGCTGCTGGCTGAGCTTACCGAACTCATCCTGCAAGTCGGCCACGTGCTTCATCTGCACGGCGATCGCGCCCAGCGAAAGCGCGCCACCGAAGCCCAGCAGCAGGCCCGCGGCGGACTTGGCCGCTTCTCCCAGGCCCGAGAACTCGGTGCTGACGCGCTTGAGCGTTGCCGAGGCGCGATCCTCGGCGAGCAGGATGAACTTGGACTGCGGGTCAGCCATCAGCGCCTCGCGTTGAGCCGTCGCGCGATTTCACCCTCAACGACACGCAGTGCATCGAGCACCTCGAGCTGCCCGGTAGTGCCCACATGTAGCGCCCTCATGACGACAGGCAGGGCCTCGTAGCGAAATCCCACGACGCCGCTGAACCCGACGTTCAACTGCGAGGCCATCCGCACTGCGACCTGCATCACTGTCCAGTTCTCGGGCCATACCTCGAGACTCGTGTCCGGCGGCAGCTCTATCCGCAGCCCCGCGGCGGCGGCATTCCTCTGGATCGCTCGGTCGTCCCGGCCGCCGGAAACGAGTCGCCGCGCGATCTCGATCAGTTTTTTCGGCGCGCGCCTTGGAGCTCCTGCAGATAGGCGACCATCACCTCGGAGGCGAGCGCTGGGAAATCCTCGGCGGCCTGCCTGAGCGCCCGCGTCGAGAATTCGGCGTCTGCGCCACGCCATCCAGTCACGATCATCTCGAGCACCTCCAGGCGCCGATCGCGCGGCATGCCGGCACTGATCTCCCGCGCGAGATCGAGCGCCGCACTCGTGCCCATATGCCGGAACTCGATCTCCAGCGGCGTCGCGCCCTCGCCTGGACGGTGGATCTCCACGGTCACCCAGAATGTCGGATTTGGTTTCAGTTGAAACATGGTCAGAGCGCTACGATGCGCAGGTCGTCATTGCCGGCCAGGGGCGGCGCCTCGAATGGGACGTCGCTCGTCCATACCCCCTCGAGATTCACGGGTGTGAGCCCGAGGAGCCGCCCGCTGGGAAAGAAGAGCAGGATCTTGGCGCCTGCCACCTGCCCGTGCGTGATACCGATCGATTGCGCTTGGCCGCCTGTGATGAGGGTATAGAGCGCCACCTCCTGCGCCGCGGTGAGGTCCATCGTCTTGATGGTTCCGGTGACGTTGCGATCGGTGATCGTGCTGTCCTTGGCGCCGATGAGCTTCATGCGGGAGAGCTGGTTGCCGACATCGAACTCCAGCCCTCCCGTTACATAGGAGGTGCCACCAGTGATGGCGCCGGTGGCGTAAGCGCCGCCCAGCACGAGCTGCGCGGTATTGACCTCGTTCACGAGCGCCGGCACCTTCCAGGCGGTGAGGGTCGGCGTCGCGTTGGCAACCGCGGTCGGCGCCACGGCGGGAGCGAGGAAGGTGAAGTTGAGCGCCGGGATGGCGTCGACCAGCGTCGCGCCGGTGAACGTGCCTACGGCCCCCAGCATTTTGTACAGCACGCCGTCGGCGTAGAAGTAGAGCGAGACGCTCTTCGGGCTCGTGGAGACCGGCGTGTACTCCACCCGCGAGCCG